CTACATAATCCAGCATCTACTCCGTCATCTATTGTTACAATAAACTTGTGCTGTCTTTCTTCTTCGTAACCATCTAGATCATTTGATTTCATATTTTAATTTTTCTTAATCGAATTTATTTTCTCTTATCCAGAAAATACCTATATATTTAACTCCCTTTGTTACTGGCAATCCTGCATGCAGGCTTGCTTCAATTATTTTTTTATTTGTATTTAAATTTCTCCATATCAATAATTTATTTTTTTTAGGGATTGCTCTAAAATTTATTTTAGGAAAATCTGTTTCACCTCCATCAAAGTCGTCATTTAAATAAAAAAGAGCTGAATAAACTCGCTGGCCCTCTTTTGTGATGTGTTTTTCGTCCTTAAAATAGTCATGGTGAGCTTTATACTCTCCGCCAACTTCATACTTAACAATATGTAGTTGTTCAAAGTTGTCTGGCGAAGTGTTAACAAGTTTTGAGATTTTATGCTTAACGGATATCGCTGCATTACTGACATGATCAGGGATCCATGTTCCATTAGCTACCCTATGGTGAGTGGGTTTATTTTCTCCTAAGACTAACATAGGCTTAAGACTATTATTCGCTATAGATAACATTTCTTCGGCCTCTTCGCTTCCTATAAAGTTTTCGATTTCGCAAAAAATAACATCACATTTATCAATATTCATTTTTTTTTATTTTTTGATCGTTAGTGGTCCATATGTCTTTGGCACAATATATAAAATAAATACACCACAAAAAACAAATCAATATTGCTGCTATCATGTTATTTTTCCCATGCCGCTATAGTTTCCTTGAAGGGGGAGCCATCAATCCCTTTAACTAAATCTAGCATCTCTTGTGCAATACACTGAATTTCTTTTTGTGCGTGTTCGCTGTTTCTCAGTTTAATGAAGTTAGCAAAACTTCTCATGTTAAACATAACATCAGACTGAATTTGAGAGTTATATGTTTTAAAAAATCTGGCTGACTCTTTAGCTCTCTTTCTTCCGAGCAGCGGGGTTAATTTACTGATGCAATGATGATAGTAAACATTTCCAACGTCAGTATATTCTCTAAGCTTGTCTTGCCACTCTTTAGGCCAGTCTTGAGGGATATATGTCTTATCTTCTTTTAGTTCTTTGTACCTAGCTGACTCAGCATTTATACTAGCTATTCTGTGCTTCAGTAAATGAATGTGAGTGGCTATGTCGCAGTCTATCAAAAAATGTACAGTTGCCTTTTCGAATGGGGTCTCGTGCCCATTTTTCCAAAGATCTTTAATTAATTTACCTACTCTTGTTTTTTTATCTTCTGTTAGGTTTCTGGATGTTGATGTCCATGCGGAGCAGGCAATCACCTCATCTGATCCATAATGCCCAAGTAATTCTACTGTGTTTTTCATAATTGCATCTTTCAAAATTTGTAACCAAAATCGGAAATGCTGTCCGCCCCCATTTTAGCTACAACTGAAATCAATTCGCTATTTAGGTAGTATTCTTTGTATCCTCCTCCATTTGGCCGCACATTTGCATTAAGGGGTTTTGCAGTTGAGGCGTCTAGTCCATATTTTTTTGCAGCAGCATGCAATCCTTCTGTGTAGTTCTCATGTCGTATGATTAAGTCTGGCTTAGCCCCAGTCACACTAAATATAAATGGCCTAGTACTTAGAGCATTGAATCCCCCATTTTTTACTCTTTCGTAGTCATCTAATATAAATTCCTCAAACGAATAATTTTGTATTGCTCTCATTTTTTGCGGTATTTCTTTGCCGGGGTTATATCTTTTGAATTTTATTATGGGTTTTATCTTTGAGTGAAAATACCATGAAACTGCCCTATCCCATGGATTTCTTACGCATGAAAATATAAAGTAATTTAATGTGTCCTCGCCAATTAAACGTAACTCATTTAGGTGCTCATCTAGAGATGCGTGTTTCCATTTATTAAAGTACTCAATGTATTTTGGCCTATCAGTGCCTTTATACTTGGGCGGATTCCAGCCGAATAACCCCTCAATAGTTGTTCCTGCGCACTTTTGCGGGTGAGTAAAAATAATCTTTCGAGATAAGTCAAACATACTTAAATCAATGTTGCTCGTCAGGAAGAACCCAGTCCCATCCAATACTTTTTTCTATGTCTGAGACATAACGCTCTACTGGGATCATTTTATTGTGGGTCCTGCATTCATACTCATATGAATCACTTAAGTGCTTCATTATGGCTTTTTTAACGTCTGGACTTGCGGCGTAATAATATTTAGTTAGCTTAAACACCATCCTAATTATATGTCTAGCTAGTCTTAATGTATTTTGATGGTCTAGCTCATCACTTAATTTAGCTACCATTATTTTAAACTACTAAATTGTTTTTAGTTGTTGTGCTCTATATATTCCACGTTGTTGTAGATACTGTATCTCCGCATTGTTCACATGGATCTTCGTCATACTTGAGCTCATCGTGTTGAAATAAAGACACAATATCCCTAAAACGAACTTCGTGGTTTTCTAATCCTTCTTTAATTTTTACAAAAAGATAATCAATCATTTGATTGTATTCCTCTTCGGACATATCCCCAACCTGTTTGTCGTTTACGCTAAAATCAAAAGCAGTACAGCCATCTACTTCTACGAATTTGTATCTTGTTTGCATTTTAAGTTGTTTTTTACCTCTTCCCATAGTGAGGGAATATCATAACATATCTCGTTGCCATCTTTATCTGTAGCCAGGTTTACTTTGTTTGTAAAGCCGACTCTCTCGTAAAGATACCAATCAATCCAGTCTTTACCTTCTTCATCGAATACGGTTAAAAGTAAGTTGGTGATTATATTATGGTATATGTCTTCATATTCCATCAAATCTATACCCAATTGGTGCATAGAATGCGACCTTTCCCTAACCTTTTCCAGGTTTTCTATTACTTTTCTAAATTTTTCGTAATCCATTTTTATTCGGCAATTTTCCAGCCCCACTTCAAATCAAACCAAGCGTACTCTTTCTGTAGTGCTTGTTTGTTGAATTTGAGATCTTTTTTGCCCTCGGCCATAAACCATTTTTTAAATTCTTCGGATTGCTCCTGTGTCCACGTTTTTTTAGTGTACCAATTATCTTGTTCCGTGAACTCCCTGTCAAACGAATCAAACCCAACACACTTAAACATTTTATCTAAAGCTTTTATTAAAAATTTATCAAATTTTGTGTTCATATTTATTTATATAATTCTGACTCTAGTAATTTTTCGTATTCATCTATGGATACTACGATCTCGTGCTTTAAACTTGGTCCTATTACTGCTACAGAAGATGTACAAGATATTGAATGGAGATGCAAGACAGAAGAATAAAGTTTTTTAGCAATTTCCTTCCATTCGTGTTTTTTTGTGAGAGACTCGTCTATTAGCACGGATTGATTCGATAATATAGAGTATAGAGAAGTTATCTGGCCTTTGTCTTCGCAGAAGTCTTCTAGTTCTTTAACTGTTTGTTTAAGTTCTTCTATCTCTTTTTCGGCTGCCAATAGCTTGCTGCTACAATTTATAAAGTAACTATCAGCAGCCCTCAAATCATTTTGAAGTTGCCTTATATCTCTAGAATATTTTTCGTTTTGTGTCCTGATGTAGAAGTCGTCCATTTATCGTCTTATTTAATGTTGATTGAAATTTTAGATAAAATTTTTCCATATTCTTTTATCATTAGTTTTAAAGTTTTACTTAATTTCTTAAACTCATTATTTGATGATAAACCGCTTTTGTATAAAGCGTAATCTTCCATGTCCTCTTTTGTGTATGCTTCCTTTTTCACAAAACTAATTATTAAAATTTTTTATTTTGATTCATACCAACTACAAAAACAATTTTTGACTCCTTTTAATGGCCTAGATCCATGAACGTAATTTTCTGTAGAAGGGAATATTACGAGCTTGTTTCTTTCGGGCTTTATTTCCGCTTCGAGCGCTGGAAACACTAAATTGCCGTTTGTGAAGTCATCATTCAAAAAAAGTATGCATGAATACTTTAAGTGCTCGAATCCCTTTCTAATTTTCCACTCTTTTACGTCGTTTAAATTTTTTGCACACGAAAACCCATGCTCAGCGGGATATCCCAAGGAAATTATTTTGTTTTGTGAATCAACTGGATAACAATTATCTGCATAATATGGGGTAGCAACGCTAGAAGAAAAAATTCCACAATTTCTTACATATAACCCTTTGTGTTCTGAATTACTTATTACGTGCTCCAATAAAATATTCTTTATTTTAATGTCTAAGTATTCCAATATTTTAAAATCTCTATTTTTGAGAGCTTTATTGTGTTCTTTGAAGAGCGGCATCCATTTGTAAAATGTACCATCTTCATTGTTTCGACTATTTTTATTTAACGGATTCCACTCGCCTGCATCTAATATTTCTTCCGCGTTCCTGATTTCAGTTAATGACAGAAAATTTGTTACCACAAAAACTCCATTAAAAGAATTAATTTCTTGTTGTGTATTTATATATTCCATATTTGTTGTTGTGGGGTCTTTGATCATGCCTCGCAGG